ACAATTTCAGAAATTTCTGCTTCTACTTTTTCAGATATAAAGTTGTCAACTGCTTCTACGATTTGACCCTTGTCATGTTCGTATCGCTGTGCAAACTCTTCTCTAAGTTCCGCAGTAAGTTCTTCTCTTGCTTCAGAAATTTTACCGTCCCATGCTTCTTGAAGAGCAGTTTTAACATCTTCTGTTAATTCCGCATTCTCAAGTAGTTCTGTAAAATTCACTGCCATAGTAGTCTCCTACTTATAATTTTAAATCGTTGATGAAACCAGTGATTGCTTTCATCAAGTGTTTTTCTGCACTTTTATCGTGTGTTAATGCACTAGCGGTTTCAAACATTTGACTACCGCCTCGCATATTAAATAAACTCTCATATATAGTTTTAGGATAGGCATCAGGAGCACTTGGCTGTGCCACAATGTCCACTGTTACAATATCAAAGTCGCTTACTTGTCCACTTCCGTCGACATTTCCACTACCTCTACTGCTTACACCAAGTTTAGCACCTGCTTTTAATAATGCTCTCGCAATATTACCCATCGGTGTTTCTATAATTTTAAGTTTGCCCAAACCGTTTGAATCATCATAATTCATATCTGTAATTATGTGACTTACACGGTCTAAATTTATCTGCAACTCTTCAGGGTGATCTAACTCGCCCATCACAGTCTCGCCTTTTCCAAGACGTTCTTTTACACTATTAACAGCATTTTTGATTTCATCCTTAGGATAAACTCTTCCATTCTGGTTCTTTACATCACCCTGAATGAATAAACCTTGCATGAACAAATCCTTACCATCTTTAGATTCCATTATCTGGACGTTAGACGCTTCTGGACTTAAATATTCATATAGTTTATTTGCCATTAATATCTCCTATCAGTTTAAAAAGACTTATGCCTTTTTAGGTTCAACTTTAATGTTGTCTGTAGGTGTGTGATCTTTTGCTGACTCACCTTTGTTACCTTCGCCGCCGTCTTTTAGGACTACTGCTTTAGTTTTACCGTCTGCGATTTTAGATGGAGCAGGCATTTTCATACCATGTTCGTTATCTGCATTTCCGCCACTTGGTGCCGCTACATTATCAGAAAGTTTAGTTGCTTCTTCAACAACTTCGTCTTCTTCTGTAACTTCTTCGTCTAAGTCATATTCAACTGACTCTAAGTCCATTTCAGCAGGTAATTCAGCATCCATTTCTGCTTCTTCACCGTCTTCCATTTCATCTTCGTCGTCTGCTAATAATTTTTCAAATTCTGCTTTAAGGTCTTCAAGCTCGTCTTCGATATCGTCAACTTTATCTTCTAGATCTTTATCACCGTCTTCAGCATCTAACTCTAATTCGTCTTCTGCTTCGTCTTCCAAAGTTCCTTCTTCATCTGCTGTAATATCTGCTTCAAAGTCGTTTGATTGATCAATAACTTCTTCCATGTTATCTTCTTCAATTGCTTCTTCGCTTGATTCTTCTGCCTCTTCTACAGCCTCTTCTTCAGATTCCTCTGATTCTTCAACTGCTTCTTCTTCTGCTTCTTCTGATTCTTCAACTGTTTCTTCCTCGGAAACGTCTTCGTCTAGAACTTTTTCATATTCTGCTCTTGCTTTAGCAACAACATACTCATGAAGCATTTCTTCCGCTTTATCGTTTTCTTCGGCTAATAATAGTTCAAGAATGTTCTCTAATTGTGTTCTTGATTCTGACATTGTGGTCTCTCCGATTAAATATTTTATGATAGAAATAGCAAAAAGCCATTCTACCCTGTTAAGTACTTATATGATGTATGTTTATTTGTATTAAAACGGTGTGAAAATGATGTTTTTGATGCGAAATTAGTAAAATCGCTATTTTATGTCTTTATATTTACTATTAAGAGTAAATTAATTAAAAACTAACTAAACTAAGCCGCCTGTGTCCTGTTGAGTATTTGCATACATTACTTTAACAAAATTGTCATGCTCTTCTTTTTCTTTGTTTTTAAGATCTCTGACTTTTCTTAATTTGCCTAGTTCTTCCAGGGTAAGTTTTGACTTTCGTGTATCTTCCTTGCTTCTTTTAACAAATTGATCAAGTTCTGGATTGTAAAATTCTACTAGTCTCATTATATACTACCCTCTCCGCCTGGTGTTATAGGTGGTGCTCCGCCTTCCGGATTATTTATGCCTTCTGGGTCCAATGATGGATCTTCTAAAGGTATGTCACCCTGTGGTATTTCAAAATTAGGATCTACTGCCATTGGATCATTTGGTCTAATACCTAAGTTTCTCAATTCTGCAGATTTACCGTCCTGTGTTTCATATTTCTTATAATCGTTTTCAGATCTCCAGAGCTCTTCGTTTTCTTTGATTTCTTGCTCTGTTAATCCTAAATACTTTTTAAGTTTAAATTGGTTGGATAAGTGTGGTACTGCCGCCACTGCATTGTATAACTGGGCTCGTTCCGTATCCAATTGTAGATCTTTATATGTACTAAAGTTTAAAGGTTTATTGAGTTCAATGTTGAAAACACTACTATCTATTTCAATGCCTCTATGCTTTAAAAAGATCTTAAATTCTCTATCTAAGTCTTCTTGTATTTGCCTTTGAAGTCTTTCTACGTACTTTGCAAACCTATATTCTTGTATATAAGCAACACCTACTTTACCGTCATTGTATACTGCAGAACCGTCATCAGGTCCTGTAGGCAAGTAAGAACTTGGTATTCTAAGTCCTCTTAATAGTTTATTATTAAAGTATCTTAAATCGTCAATTTGTCCTAAATTTTCTCCACCCGGTAGTGTATCTACTTTAGAACCTCTGCCGTCTGCCGTTTGAGCAAAGAAGTAATCTTCTAACATACTCATTGGGTTATATGCGGCATCTACAACTCCACTGCCGTCTGCTTTCTTATTAGGTACACGTTTTTGTTGTACTTCATACTTAACTTGTTCTAAGTATTGTCTTGCTTTATGAGGTGGCATATTACCAACATCAATCATAAACACTCTTCTTTCTGGTGCTCTATGTACTCTATATATAATAATAGAGTCTTCAAGCAATTCCTTTTGCTTGAAAACCTTAAAAATTGGTTCTAATATACTTACGCCAAAAGGCCATGCATGGTCCATACCTTGTGTTAAACTAATATGTACAATGTGTTTAGAATCTACAGGCGTGCCTTGATCTGCACCGTCTATTGCGCCTGTGCCATATGCATTAGCAGTACTGTTTACACCCGCCATAACACCTGTTAAACCCTGTCCTGAACCGTATGGTCTAGAATGTAATCCTGCCACACTGGTTGCTGTTAATTCTTCAAATAAGGGTTCTAGATTTTTAATAAAGTAAGTTTCTATTTTCTTACCTTCTGATTCGTTTACAATAACCTTTTCTACATTTGCAGGGTCACACCAGTATAATTTATGCGTTTCTGGATCTCTAATAAAAAATTGATCGCCGTACTTAATAGTATTTCTAAAAATACCAAACACTCTTTTATGCATTTCGTTTAGTTTAGTCCACTGCTTGATACTTTTACCTAAAATTGCACTTTCTGTATCTGTTGGATCTGTATTATAATGTATGCTAAAAGGCAATCCAGAATATTCATCTTCTTGTGTGCCAAATTCTGCTACAGTATCTAATGCGGCGTTAATTTCCAAATCGTTATCCATTTGGTCATACTGCATGTATCTCATTAATCTGTTAGGGGAACCTGCATATACTTCAGGTAGCCAACTTGCATATCTGCTGGAAGCCGCACCAGGTCCTGTTTCAGACTGGTTACCTGTCACATTTAGTGGTAAACCACTATTGTCGACTGATGTAAAATACTTTTTCCAACTCATATAATAATCCTTTTAGTTATATTACACTATTTATCTGAAGTTGTCAAGTATCGATTAGAGTTTTTGGTTACATGTTGCCTTCTTCGACCACTTTTACTTGTTTTCTTGCAAGAAGTATAAGTGTTTCGAAATAGGTTTTTAACTCTTGGTTAGATAATCCTTCTACGCCATCTTGATCAAAGGACTGTTTAAAGTCGCCACCGCCCGGGGTTGCCGCACCAAACGCCGCCGCACCTTTTGTTTGCTTAACTTTAAAAGGCACCTTTCCGTCTTCCATGTATTTTTTTAATTGTCGGGATTCAATTGTAGATAATTCTGTAGAGCCTAGACTTACTACTTTTGCCTTCCCGCCGGTGCCGGAAGTATTTAAAAATCTTTGTCCGCCAAAGTCTCCTATAAATCCGCCGGAAACTTTTCCATATTCATTTGTTTGTCTTGAGATGGCTGATTGCGCCGCTGACTGAGATAAACTATTAGGGTCTGGATTTATCATTACATTCGATCTAGCAATATTATCAGTTTCAGAAAAACTATTTTTTTGTAAATTATACATTTTACGATCATTTCTATATTCTTTTTTCTTCTGTTCTATCTCTTGCTCAGAATAATTTACAAATGGGACGAATGCATCTGCCATTCTTAATCCTATACTATGTAGCAATACGCCAAACTCTAAAGAAATCATATCAAATAATTGTACCAAAGCAGGCTTAACAACGTCTGTAAATGTTTTCATAAATCCAGCATCTTTATTTTCATCTAAGAATGCTTTTACTCTATCATTAAACATACCTATTTTTATAGTCATAACATCTACTGCCATTGGAATCTTTTTAGCAAACATTTCTGCAAAAGGTTCACTTTCAGATTCAATACCAAAGAATGTGTTAGCAAGTTCTTGTATAGCATTTTTCATTGCTTTGAAAGAATTATTAAAATCATCATAGTTTATATTCTTTATTAAAGATGTAATAAATTTATCTTTAACTGCACCTACAGTAGCAATAAGTTGTGTACCAGTAGACTGAACTAAATTTAATGTTCTTTGAAATTGAACTGGGTCTATATCTTTAAAACTGTCTCCCATTTTTTGTATTTTAGTAAAAGACTTTTCAAACTGCATTACACCTTTCGCTAATACTAGTGCTTGTTGGTCACCTGTTCTAGCAATAGCAAATATCCTATTTTTTTCTGCTCTAGACAAAGTAGCCATTTGCTCTGTAAATGCCATAGCAACTTCTTCACCGTCTATAAGTCCTTGATTAAAATCCTTTATTAACATATTAAAGGAACCAGATAACCCTGGTAGAACGGTAATAAATCGTTTTGCGGAATCACTAAATCCAATAGCACCAAATGAGGCCGCTTCTAAAGCCGCCGCCGCAAGTTCGCCACCTAATGTACCGCCTGTTGCTCTCAACACACTAACAAACTCTTGGGCACCTTTTAACATCTCTTGCCTTGTTGCTTCGTTTGTTAGAAGTAATCTTGATTGGAAATCAGACGCATTATTTAATAAAGATAAAGTAAATGTTCTTACGACATCTACACTTTCCCCTAATGCTCCAGAATATGTAATTTGAGTCTTAATTAATTTACCCATAGAGGTTGCAAGAGACTGTTGTTGCTTTTCACTTAAACGACCTATATTTCCTAATCTTGTAGCAATTACTAGTTCTTCCTCAAATAATTTCATATTATCTTGCAATGTTAAACCAAAGTCTGCTCCGGAGGCATTCAAGGCATCGAAACGTTGTAACATGCCTGTAACTGCATTTCCGCCTAAGGCTTGCATAGCCTGAGCTGTGTTTAGTGTAAAGTCAGTTGCACCTACTAAACTCATTCCAAACCTTCTTAATGCAAAGTTAGTTTCCATGAATTCGTCGGCTTGGTTAAGTCCAACATCTGTAAGTCTGTTTAAAGAACTTGTATACCTAAGCATAGTACCTGTTGTAAGAGCCGCGATTGCACCTGTAAGTACACCGACACCAGTAACTATACCACCAATTACACCACCAACGGCGCCCCCAAAGTTTACAAGATTACCTCTAAAATTACTATATTCTTTAGTAGTTTTGCTTACAGTTTTAATGTGTTCCTGTGTTGCCTTAGTTTCTTTTTCTTTTGTATTAGTGGAGGCACTATTAGCCGTACTATTACTTCCTGTACCACCTGTAATTGCTTTAATTAGTTTTTTATTTTCTTGCTCTATGGTTTTTGAAATCTTTGACATATCCTTTGCCATATTATTCATAGTTGTTTCTAATGTCCAATCCGGTATTGTGGCGGTCTCATTATTAGGTAAATTAATTGTTAATTGCGCCATTTACAGTTTTCCATTATATGTAGTTTTAACTATGATAAATATATCGTAAGATAAACTTATATGAGTATTTATCAAAAGAATTAACAGGAGTTTTAATTATGACAAATAAAACAAATCCATTGGCAAATCATTTCAGACAACCCAAGTTGTATATGAAATTACCCAGTGGCGGTCTCTTTAATACTAGCAAAGACCTAGATTTTCCAGACAGTAAAGAAGTTGCTATTTTTCCTATGACGGCAAAGGATGAAATATTAATGAAAAATCCAGATGCACTATTAAATGGAGAAGCAGTTTTATCAATCATTAGCAGTTGCGTACCTAGTGTACTAGACCCACAAGAATTGACTAATATAGATGTTGATGCATTACTAATGGCTATACAGTCTGCAACTTACGGTGACAATATGGACGTAGTTACAAAATGTGAAACTTGTGAAGATCAAGAACTTACCGGAGAAGTAAGTGTACAAGAAGCACTTGATAATATAGACCCTTTAGAAGAAATTAATTTAATAGAATGGCAAGGTTTATCAGTGTATCTAAGACCAGTTAAGTACAAAACTACAATTGAAGCGGGACTTATAAATTTTCAAACAACACGAAGTCTTCAAAGTATAGCAGATTTACCAGACGACATGGATAAGTTAAAGATCTTTAATGAAAACTTTAATAGAATGGCTTTATTAAACTTTAACTTAATATGTGATAGCATAGAAAAAATTATTATAGAAGGCGAAGAAACTATAGAAGTAACAGATAGAGATCAAATTATAGAATTTTTAGAAAATTGTGAGGCAGGAGTAGGAAATAAAATAGAAGAAGAAAGTACAAAATTGTCTACAAAAGGTATTTCTAAAGAGGTAAAATTCGTATGTGAAGAATGTAACAATGTAACAGAAACAACTATTATATTAGATCCTGTAAATTTTTTCACGGCTTCCTAGCGACCGCCGAACCTGATGAAATAGTTCAGTTCCTAGAGAAGTTAAAAACAGACAGATCGGCACTTTATAAAAACATTATGGAAATGGTAGTGTATAGCGAAGGAAAACTTTCCTATACAGAAGCATGGAATCTATCCATGGAAGAAAGAACTTTATTCATAGAGGTATTAACTGCCTTTTCAAAAGCAAAATCAGGTAATGAGGCAGAGGACAACGAATACTTATAATGTGGCTATTCGAAAATAAAGAAGTAACAGAATTACCAGTAGACTGTGAAGCATTTGTATACCTTATTACCAATAACGATAACGGTATGAAATATATTGGTAAGAAACTTGCAAAATTTAAAACAACAAAACCCCCACTTAAAGGCAAAAAGAATAAAAGACGTGGCACTAAGGAAAGTGACTGGCGTACTTATTGGGGTAGTAACGATCATTTAAAAGCAGACGTCGTAGAACTCGGAGAAGATAAATTTACAAGAGAGATTTTATACTTTTGTACAAGTAGAGGCATAGCAAGTTACTTAGAAGCCAAAGAACAATTTGATCGAGAAGTACTACTTACTGACGACTATTATAACGGAATTATTAACGTTAGAGTAGGCGGTTCAAAAATCCTGAAAGAAGCATTATCAGACTGATAACTAATTGCTGATAACAACTCACATCATGGCATCACAGACGTTAAGTCAATTAAGGCACACATAGGACTATACACCGGCCCCAACCGAGGCATATAAAATCGGGCTCCTCGACAATCCGGCAATGGAAACACCCGGTGCGAGATATTGGAGATGTATAGCGGCAAAAATACAAACACACGACAAACAGTATTAAAAGGATGTAAGCTCTGAGAAAAAGCAACTTACAAGTTATATAACTAACCTTACCTAGGTTATGTAATTTCCGTGAGATTCGTGACGGTAGTGTATGGGGACAGAAGGCTCACCGGTTCCTAGTAGCACCCGAGGTTAAGATGGCGACGGCATCACATGATGACATCATTCTCACCTGTATAGGTGAGTTATGACCCAAACATACATGATAACGGTATTACTTAAAAA